ATCGTAGTGGATGGGGTCGCCGCACGCGTCGCAGACGAGGACCCGACGCTTGTATTTCCCCATCTGCGTCGTGATCTCGGCGTCGCGCATGGCCCGGCTGCCGTGTTGGTCGTTCCGGCAGGCGGCCTGCTGGGTCTCAAACCAGTAGGCGGGCATCAGCGGTCCTCCCCGTCGGGCATGTCGAGGGCTTGGCGGAGTTGGGTCTCGGCTGCGGTGGTGGCCCACTCGCGGAGGACCTCGCGCAGCTCGTCGAGGTCCGTGACCAGGCGGATCTGCTCTGTGCCGTGCTCGTCGTGGAGGTGGAGGGTGGCGGGGATGCCCTCCTCATCGTGCAGGATGTCCTGGTGGTCGACCCAGACGTCGGCGCTGTCGCGGGCCTCCTCTTGGAGGTCCTCCTCGGTGTCGATCTCCTCGCGCAGCCCCGAGCTCCGGTCCCACCATGCGAGCACGGCGCGGCCCAGATCGGCCACGGACTCGATGCGACCGCCGACATATGTCTGGGCCGCATCGAGCCAGTCCTCGACCGCTCGGATCTGGCCGTCGGGCGCATCGCGCTCGCCGTCCCACCAGAGGGTCCGGCCTTGGACGCTGGTGCCCTGCTCGGCCACCTCGTCCCAGACGCGGAGGATCGTGCGTCTCTCGCGGCCTGGTCGGCCGACGGCGTCTGTGAGGAGGGCAGCGAGGTCGCTGGCAGTCACCTGGACTCGGCGCGGCCCGTCGCTCGTGTCGTGGTCGGCGTGTTGCGTCGTGGTCATCGTGGTCACCTGCGGGCGCCCCCCGCCCGCATATCTAATAATTAGTCCTGGACGTAAGTAGTTTGGGGGTGTTGGGTGGGGCTACGCCTCGTCCTCGATCTTGGTGCGAGCACGTCGCAGCTGCTTCCACAGCTGGTCGCGGGTGGTGCCGACCGCGTCCGCCGCCTCGTGCTGGGGGAGCTCGGGGCCGTCGGGCGCATCGCACAGGTAGTGGACGGTGGCCTCCATGGCGCTGAGGGTGCCCCGTTCTCGCAGGATGTGGCTGGGGATGGCGACGGTCGGGTCCGGCCGTTCGTGACGTTCCCAGGTTCGCAGCACGCCGTCGGTGGTGAGCTGGGCGTGCAGGTCGCCCTGATCGCGTTCGTGGCAGACGAGGGTGTCGGTCTCGGGCTGGATGGGGGTCCAGTCGTCGCCGTCCCAGGCCACGACGCCGCGCAGGCCGTCATACGTGGCCTCGTGGCCGTTCTCGCTGACGAGGCGCGCGCGGTACCTGTCGCCGGTGGCCTCGACGGTGAGGCGGTGCATCCCAGCGGCGACGGCGGGTGATCGGGATCGCCTGGGGGGATCGCCGAGGGGGATGCCCAGGTCGTCTTTGAGGTCGTGGATCTCCATCGTCGTGAACTCCAGACCCGCCTCTCTACACCGGGTCGACCGACCCACGGATGGGGGTCGCGATGAGGTCGGGGTCGTCGACGTCGCCCTCCCAGATCCCGACGCGCTCGACGTGGTCCTCGTCGCTGACCGGGACCTCGTCGTCGGCGGAGGGGGCGCCCGCGAGGACGACCTCGACGAATCGGTCGCCGTGGTCGGGGTGGGTCATGCGGAAGCAGTAGCCGTCGCAGCCGTCGGCGGGGGTCCAGGTGGGGTTTTGCTCGACGCCGTGGTTGGTTCGCTGTGTGGCGATGTGTTCGGCGGTTCTCCAGGCGGCCTCGCTCGCGGGGACCGTGTCGTCCGGGTTCGTGTTCGTTGTCATCGTGGTCACCTGCAGGGGTGCGCCCCCTGCAAGGGTACGAATGTACCCAAGCACCATAAAGGTTGGGGTACAAGCGTACCCAGGTCACGGGGGGAGGCGGGCGAGCAGGACGGTCCGACCCTCGTAGCCGCGACCGACGTAGACCTGAGGCTGGCCGTCGACGTTGCCGCCAATCTCCTCGATCGCCTTCTCTCCGCCCTCCCAATGGATCTCAACCCCCTTGGGGTTCTCGCGGACCTCCCACCAGTCAGGCGCCGCGACGACGAGGACGGTGGCGCCAGCCCACTCGCGCGGAGCGTAGCAGGCGCCGCTCGAGCTGGGCTCCGTGACCTTGACGCCCTGGACAGGGATGGTGTCGGTGCCGGCTGGCTGGAAGGCGTCCCGTGACGGCACGGAGCGCCGCCACGGGCTGCCCCTTCTTAGCCTATCGGGTCACGAACGAGGAGGACCTGCTCGCCCTCGTAGGACCCACCGATGTAGAGCTGGGGGTTGCCGTCGCCGTTGCCGGGGAGGGCGGCGACGCGCTTCTTGTCGATCGACGGGAAGCTGATGCGCTCAAGGCCGTCGGGGCCGACGTCGGCGGTGAAGCCCTCGGGCGATACGATGATCGCGACATCGTGCCCCCGCCAGTCGCGGGGCGCGTACACGCGACCCGAAGCCGGCACGACCCGGCGCTCGAACGCGGTCCCCGTCACCTCCATGGGGACCCCTCCCCGTCCTCGAGTTCGTCGTCGATCTCGCGGAACGCTTCGGCGAGCTCGCTGTCCGGCTCGACGCGGAACGTGGGCTGGTTGTGCGCGATCGGGATCCGGTGCTCGTCGCGGGCCTGGATGCAGTCCGGGCACGCAAGGACCATGGTGCCCTGCACCTGCATGCCCAACTGTTCGGGCGGGGTATCGCACTCGCGGCACGCGCCGCAGCGATCGCACGGCTTCCGCGGGCGCCCGCTGCTACCCGGCATCGTCCCCGCCCCCCGCGAGGAGGCTGTCCAGGTGCTGCTCGCGGCACGCGCGGCAGATCGCCCGCTCTCGCTGCCCGATCGTGATCGAGACCGTGGGCGTGTCGCCGCAGGCTTCGCACACGAGCTTCTCCTGCTCAGCCATCCTCGGGAGCCTCCACATCGGGGCCGTCTGGAAGCAGGTCCTGGTTCTCCTCGCACCACGCATCGAAAGCCCGGTAGTCTTCCTCCGTGGCCGGGTCGTAGGCCGAGCGCCCCATCATGAAGGCGCCAGGCGCGATGTTGCGACCCGCATCCTCCCAGTACTGCTGCATCGGTTCCAGCCACCCGTCCTTCAGCAGGAGCTCGGGCGGCTTCTCCACGCGCTCGTCCCCGTCGTAGTGGAGGAGCCGGTACGGGGCGCCGCATGTCAGACAGGCCGCGATGCCGTGACAGTCGCACCAGCGGAACTCGAAATCCTCCCCGCACACCTCGCACATCCCCTCTCGATCGGGCGTGTCGAACGCGTAGGCATCCGTGATCTGGTCTATATGCCGCTGACGGGCAGCCTCCGCATCCGCCATCAGGCGTCACCTCCGTGCAGCAGGTCCCCCGTCATCTGCTCGAGCTTGGTCTCTACGCGCTGCAGGCGACCCGCCGGCGGCCCCACGCTCGCGCTGTCGATCGTGGCGATCAAGTCGAGAGCGGAGCGCACGTGCGTGAGGGCAGCGACGGCACGCTCGGGATCCGTGAGGTCGTAGCCGAGCTGGGACCCCATCACGCACCACCGTCCCCGTCGACGAGCTGCTTGAGCGCGTCACGTGGATCCAGGTCGCCGTGGCCCACGCAGCGCACGTAGTGGGGCACCTTGCGGGTCTCGGTGCAGGCCTCGCGCTCCTCCGCGAGCTCGTTCTCGACCTGGTCGAGCTCGGCGACGAGCTCGCTGTTCTCCTCGAGGACCTCCTCAATCGCTTGCTGCTTGACCTGCTCGAGCTTGTGCTCGAGCTCGTCTCGCTTGTCCTCGAGCTGCTCGAGCGTCGAGCTCTCGTGCACCACGGTCTCGGTCTGTGTCCACAGCTGGAGGCGGGCACCGCAGGGGGCAGCCAAGCGCGTCTCGAGATCGGCCTCAGAGAGGCAGGGCTCGCCCGCGTCCCGCCACGCCTCGCGCCAGGTCTCCTCGAAGCGCTCCCGGCCGCCGTCGTAGGTGTCCTCGAGGTGGTCCATCGCGACCTTCGCGAGGATCGTCTCGTCGGCGATCTCGGCCTCCTCGCCCTCGGCGACGGGCGGGGGGCCTTGGGTGTCCTCGATCCGCGGCGGCCTCTCAGCGTCGAAGGCCTCCGAGATGCTGAGATCCTGCTCCTGGACGGCCTCGTGGACGACGCGCGCCTTCTCGGCGATGTACTCCGCGAGGCTGCGAGCGGCGTCCGCGTTCACCGGCTCGGGCTCGCTGTCGTCCAAATCATACAGGCCCGCCATGACGGGGCGCACCTGCCCGATCGAGACCGGTCCGCCCATCGGGACGCCGTCGAGGTAGAGGTCGGCCCCCATCGCGAGAAGGCCGATGTACGTGAGCGCCTGCTCGACGGCCAGGTCGCGGCGGGCGGGGTCGTCGGTGCCGAGCTGGCTCTTCGCCTCCCCCATTTCGAGGAGATCGTAGTCGTCCTCGTGGAGAGGATGAATCGCCTGCGGGGGCTCGTCCTCGACGAGGCCGCACACGTAGTCGGGGTGGCCGGTGACGGCGGCACCGTCCTCGAGGTCGAGATAGATCTCGGGCTGGCGGCATCCGTCGGGGATCCCCATGACGTCGAGGGCGGGATCCTCGAGGCCGCTGCCGCGCGCGGCCAGCCAGCCGTCGATGCCGCTGGGGGCCTCCTCGCCGAGGTGCCAGGCGGCGATCGTGCGCGCCGGGCGTCGGAGGAGGTCGGTGACGTGGTAGACGCCGGGCTTCACCTCGCGGGGCGCGCCCATCAGCTTCAGGCGCGGCTGGGCGAGGCTCGTCACAGCTCCTCACCCCCGAAGGTGACCTCGCCGAGCTCCTGAAGGATGCTGTGCCACTCGTTGACCTGCACGGGGTTGAGCGTGGCCTCCCAAGCGCCGTTGCGCTTCTTCCAGGGGCCGCGGTCGAGGCGGCGCTCCTGGCCCTCGCTGAGCCCGACGCTCGGCTGGAAGCGGGCGGTCTGCTTGATCGGCCCCTCGCTCTCGCGACCGGTCTCGCGCGGCTGGACGTCGACGCCGTCGGAGTCGGCCTCGGCCTCGGGACCTTCGCCGACGCGGGTCATCTCCTCGATGCTGCACGCGTCGACCCCGATCCCGAAGTCGCGCAGGGCCCGGGCCTTCGCGCGGGTCTGCGCGAGCTCGGGGATGCTGTTCCTCATCTTCCCGTCGCCGAAGCGGGTGTCGGCGACGCCGTCCCCGTCGCCGCTCCGTCCCGTTCGGGGGTCGCGGACGGTGGCTCGGTAGTGGGCGCGGACGTAGTCGCCGTCCGGGTGGACCTGGATGTCGACCTTCTCGCTCTCGATCTGGGCGTGCGGCCAGTTCTGACGGAGGACGCGGAGCCGGGCACCGTAGAAGGGATGGTAGCTGTACCGGTACGTCTCGGCCTCCTTGTCCCAGTGCTTGAGCTCCTGGAGCTCCTCGTCGGGGAAGTCGTCGATGAGGAACACCGTCTGGTCGGGCGAGGTGTCCTCGACGAGGCTCACGATGCGCGCCTCGAGCGCGCCGGCCGCGTCGTCGGCGTCGGTCGCCATCAGGCGTCCCCTCCGTCGTCGAGCAGGTCTCGCGCCTCGCGCAGCTTCCCGCGAGCGAGCTGCTTGTGCGCGGGCGTGGGGTAGTCGCGCAGGAGGACCTCCTTCGCGAGCGCCTTCGCCTCCTCCAGGCGGGTCTCGAAGACCTCCATCCGGTGCTCCGATCCAGGCATCAGGCAGGCACCTCTTGGCGGGCTTGGTGGAGGTCCTCGAGCTTCGCGTCGATCGTCTCGAGGAGGTCGCGGCCGGCTCGGTCGAGCTGGATGAGGCGCTGCGCGAGCTCGTCCTCGCGGTCCACCGTGCGCAGGTCGGCCGCATGGTGCGGCGCGTCGTCGACGAGCTGCTGGAGCTGGGCGCGGAAGCCGCGGAGGCTGGATTCGTCCCAGTCGAGGTCTCGTCGACGGGCCCGTCGACGGGCCTCAGGTTTCTCGGAGATGACGGGGCCCCTGGGCCCACTGCCCACGAGCTCGGCCAGGTTCTCGTCGACGTCGTCGGTGTCCGTCACGGGTCCACCCCCTGGCGCCAGCGAGGGTCGCTGCGGTCGAACAGCCACACGGTCTCGACCTGGAGCGTGGTCGGCGTGTCCTCCTCGAGCTCGCCGATCGCGTGCTGGCGGGCCATCAGGCTCCCTCCTCCTCGATGGGGATGAGGACGTGGACCAGGTCGTCCCAGAACGCCAGGTCAACCCCCTCCTCGTCGCGCAGGGTGCCCGTCTCGCCGAGCACGGCGAGAACGCTCTCGTGCTCGCCGCGGGCCACCTGGAGATCGACGACGAGCTCGTCCTCGCCCTGGTAGGGGCTCGGGGCGAGGCCGCAGCCGATGCTGGGCATCAGGCGGCCCCCTGCTGGTAGTCGATGACCTCGAGGTTCAGGCGCTCGTCGCCGCGCCCGGGTGTCTGGTCCCAGGCGAGGATGGCGGGGCAGTCGTCGCATGCGGCGTGGACGGAGATGACGTCGGGCTCGAGCTGTTCGCGGTCGATCACGCGGCAGGACTCGTGCCGGCACGTGGTCGGCTCGGGCGGCTCGAGGCGGCGTCGTTCGGCTCGTCGTAGGTTCGCGTCCGTGGTCATCGTGTTCACCTGCGCCGCGGTCACCCACGGCGCAGCATAACTAATGCGCCCACGCAGTATTAATGCTTCGGTCGGTGGGGGTCTCCCGTCTCAAGCAGGGAGGTGAGCGGGGCGGGCCAAGCGGTGAACACGATGACACAACGCCTACCCGTGCCCGCCCCGCACCCCACGCTACGCCGACCAGAGGTAAGAAACCACCGCGTGGCGACCCAACGCTTTACACCGAAGCGGGCCCGTACTTTCGCCCAGGTGTCCCCACGATGACAACCACCACCACGACGACGACGGCGGTGCTGATCCTGGCCGCCACCCTCCTCGCCCTCCCGATCCAGCCCACCGCCAGCGCCCATGACCCCGAGCTTCGCTACGACTTCACCCACCCCGGCGAAGTCACCGGCGGCAGCAACGGAACCCTCAGCCAAAACCAAAGCCAAGACCTCCTCACCTACCACGACGACGACAGCAACGACCACCTCAACGCCACCGAAGCCCACGACCTCGAGGACCACCTAGCCCGAGCCAACGACGACTCCGGGACCACCACCTGGGACGGCGAGCAAGCCTCCAGCTACAGCCTGCTCACCCTCAACGTCACCAACGCCCAAGGCCCCATCACCCCCGACAAACAACTGCACTACCACTCGACCGCGAAAGCCGCCTACCCCAGCACGTCCAACGACGACACCCACGAGTTCCGCCGGATGACCGACACCGACGACGACGGAACCCAGCTCACGGTGTCCCCGCCGCCCGGCTACGAGATCACCAACCACCGCGGCCTCCACAACGCCACGCAGGACGGATCGTGGCTCACCGGCACGATGACGGAGACCGAGAACGTCGGCATCACCTTCACCCCCACCCAAGACGACGAGGAGGCCTCCCAGAACACCCGCTCCTCGTCGGACGCAGACGACAGTGGCGAACAGGCCGGGGACACCACGACGCGGCAGGATGCCGGCACGGAAGGAACGACCAATCCCGACCGGGACACGAGCACGATTCCCGCCCCCAGCGCGCTCGTGACCATCATCGTCTCAAGCCTCCTCGCCGCCCCGGGGCTTCGTCGGTCGTGACCCGGCCCGCCGGTAAGGTTACCGCTCCGCTTTTTCCACGCGCCGCACCGTCTCCGCCTGCGCCGTCTGCGCCGTCGACACATCCCCCAGGACCAGTTCCACGCCCTCGTCCTTGGGTCGTACCTCCCGGATCGTGCCCGTGATCCCGAACGCGGGCAACGCGACTTCGTCCCCGACGGCGTACTTGTCCGGGTCCTCGCCGATGCGCGTCACGCTCGTCTCCGCGTTGTCACTGCCCCGCTCCCCGCCCAGTTGTTGGTTCGCCGTCGTCTTCGCCGACGCGGTACTGTCCAGGCTCTTGTCCGTCACCACTGCCTCGTCGACGTCGCCGCCCGCCTGCCCCGCCTCCGCGACGTGATTGATCCCCGCCGGCGTCGCGCCCAGGTCCGTGACGCTGGCCTCGCCCCCCTCGCGCTTGACCTGGAACTGCCCGTTGATCGGCACGTTCCCCAACCGCCCCCACACGTTGATCTGGTACGTGCGGCGCTCGCCCAGCGTGACGTCGAAATACCAGTCCGCCCCACCCGCGGGTTGCCCGCTTTTCGGCGTCATCGCGGTCGCCGCCTCGACCACCTGCCGCGGCTCCGTATCGCTGAACTCGTAAATCTCGATGTGCGGCTCGGGACTCGTGGACACGCTCAACCCGGGGCCATCGGCCCACTCGATCGCGTCGCCCGCGTCGTTCAGCTGCCCGAAGCTGCACCACACGCGCATCGTGTCGCCCGCGTCGCCGAGCAACTGCGTGGAGAGCAAGGCGAACTTGTTCCCCGACTGGCTGGCGACCCACGTGATCGTGACACTTGTGTCGCTCGTCGTCGCGTTCCCGGCGTCGTCGCTGGCGCGGGTCCGAAGCGTGTAGTCCGCCTCGTACTCCGGGTGGCTCCAGGTGTAGAACTGGTCCGGCCACCCCGTGCCCGTCGTGTCCTGACTACTGTGGCTTTCGACGACGCTGCTCCCGTCATCACTCAGGCGCTCTTGGGTGACCGTGGCGCCCGCGTGGGGTTCGCCTCTGGCGTTGTGGACCAAGGCCTTGCTCGTCATCCGGTCGCCGGTGATCACAAACTCGCGCAGCAGCGCGCCGGCAGGGCTGTTGTCCGTGGTCTCGGAGGTGCCGCGCTGCGTGTGCACCGTGTCGATCGTGAGCAGATCGCTGATGCCCCAGTCCTCGACCACATCCGCCCCGCTGAGGTCTCCGGGCCGGGCGGTCTCGTTGTTCCCGTTCGGGCCCGTCACGTGCACGTGTTTGGGGCTGCCGGTCGCGTCGCTGGTGGCCTTGTCGCCTTGCGCGACGGTGTAGGTGTAGGCGAGCTTGCCCGTGTCGGCCTCGGTCGTGAGGGAGCGGCTGTCCTCAGCCGCGTTCTGATCATCCTCGACGCGAGCCGTGAGGCTTTTCGGGGACCCGTCGCTGGGATCCACGTAGGGGTCCCCCCGGGCATAACTCACCCAGTACGCAAGGTCGATCGTCTCGCCGAGGTTGAACACGGTTTCGTCCTCGCCGTCGGGATCCTGAGCCAAGACCTGCCCGTTGGGGCTTCCCTGCGTGGTCCCGATCACCAAAAGATCGGTGAGGCTCCACACGCCACTGGTACTGGTCCGCGTGTTCCCTCCTTGCGAGACCTTGACTTGCTTGTCGGCGCCGATCCGACTGCTGGTGTGCGCGTCCCGGTTCTCGGCAGTGTAACTCGCGGCCACTTTGCCGTTGGCGTCGGGCGTCAGGGTTTGCGTGTCCTCGGTGACCTCCGCGATGTCCTGGACCGTGCTCGTCACATCCTTGTCGTACACGGTGCCGCGGGCGTACGAGACATGGTAGGCGTACTGGATCGTTTCGTCCACGTTGAACAACGTCGCTGCATCCCCGCCGGCGGTTTCGACCGTCGCCATCGCGGCGTCGTTCGTGGTGCTGCTGCTGCCCAGCCCGAGCGCGTCGCTGACGCTGTACTCGTGATCGCTGTCGTCGCTTGCGTTCCCGTCGTCGACGACGCGCACGTGCTTGGGCTGCCCGCTCGTCTTCTCATCCGCCAACGGGACGTCGCTGACAGCGTTGGCGTCGGTCCCGATCGTGAAGGTCAGGTTGCCCCCGCCGTCCGCGGTCAGGTTTCCCGAGTCGTCGGTGTCGGCGCTGACGGTTTGCTCCACCGTGTCCGCGTCGGTGCTGCCGTCGGTGCCGGCACTTGTGGGGAGGCCGTCGTGGATCTCGACCTGGAGGCTGGCCTTGTCCGTCTCAAGCGCGTCCCCACGAGCGTAGAACAAGGCCTCGTCCGTGCCGAAGTCCACGGTTTCGTCCCGGTTGTAGAGACCGTGAGGCGTGCTCACATCGCGGCTGTTCCCCGTTGAACCCAGCAGGTACTTGCGGGACAAATGGTAGAGCAGTTGCCGGGGTTGGTCGGTTCCGTCGTAGGTGAACGTGGGGTCATGGGTGCCATAGTGCCCGCCCACGAAGCGCAGCACTTTCTCGACCCCGGTCTCGTCGTAGCTCGCCTCGTCCGTGCTCCCCGTCTGGTGATCCATGTTGTAGGGAGCGGCGTCTTGCGGGCTCGTTGTGTGTTCGGCGCTCCCGTTGGTGTCCACGACGGCGAGCTGGGTCCCGTCCGGCGCGACCGTGTTCCCAAACGCATCCAAGAACGAGACGTCGATGTTGACGGGTTCCAAGCGGTTGTACAGCGTGGTCCCGGCGGCGGCGTCCTCGCCGTTGGCGTTGCGCGTCACCGTGTCCACGTCCACCCGGTGCCCGGCCCGCCGCTGCGTGCCCGGCACCGTGGACGGCTCCCACACGCGCTCCACAACCTCGAAGTCCAAGAAGTACGCAAGCGTCTCGTTGCCCTCCAACGCGTGATCGTGCGTCGTGTCCGTCTTGTCGGCCATCTGGTCCAGCGTCGCGAGCCCCGGCTGTGGGTCCTGGTCGCCCCAGATGCGGAGCTCGTGCACGCCCGCGACGTCCGACGCGTGGTCCGGGTCCCAGTTGTTCTGCCCGTTCGGGCCCGCGGCGACGTAGAGCTCGGGATCGCTGCTGCCGCTCTGGCCCGGCAGCGAACGGTTCGACACGGTGATCTCGACGTTCACCGTGCCGTCCGGGTCGTAGGCGCGCACCGTGAGGTCGGCAGTCCCGTCCCCGTTGTCCACCCGCTCGAGGCTCACCGGCACCAACCGGTCGATGTTCGTGCTCGTGTTCACGAGGCTGTCCGAGCTGGTAACGGCGGACCCGCCGTCGTCGTTGTACCGGATCTCGCCGTTCGCGTTCAGGGCTAGCCGAACGTAGTTGCCGCTGTCCGGGTCCGAAATGGTGAGGAACTGCCACTCGCTGGCCGGCGCCGCGTCCCCGACGCGAACCACCATGAACAGACAGACGTCGCTGTCCAGCACGAGCGAGGGCGTCGTCGCCTCCATCCATCCCCCATCATTGCGCGCCTCAAACCCCGACCCCCACTTTTCTTCCCGGACGGGCGCGTGACTCCAATCGCTCGGGAGCGTCAAGTCGGGGCTGCCGGCGTGCGGCTCCCGGTTGAAGCCCGCATACCGGGACCTGGTCTCCAGCTCGCTGGCGTGGCCGTCCGCCTGGAACGTGACCCAGGCATCCGCGTCGCTGTACGTGTCGACCGCCGCGAGACCGCTTTTCTCGGCACTGCCGACGGGGCGCAGCTCGCCGTTGACGCCCACCGCGGCCCGCATCGGGGCCGGATCGACGGGCAACCGCGTGTCCACGTTGTACCCCCCGCTACCGGTCCCGTCACTGGCCGTCGAGCCGTAGGCGTCGATGTGCACGGTCCCCGTGTCCTCGTTGATCGGGCTGTAGGCCAGCGACCGCGGACTGTGGATGCCTTTCGCGTTGGCGGTGTCGATGCTCCAGGACAGGGTCGGCTGGTCCGTGTAGGCCTGCTCGTGCACGTCGGTCGCGATACTGTTCACGACCACGGTGCGGCGGAACCCGCCCCCCGCGTGGTCGTTCACCGAGACGTTCTGGTCGCCGCCTTTGGCGACGTTGCGGTCGCTGTCCGCGTGCCACTCGTTCGACGTGGCCCCGGTATCGACACTGTCGATGTCGCGCGCGTTATCCTCGGCTTCCTGGCTCGTGCTGCCCGCGCCGAAGCTGACCACCAGGCGGTAGGTGCCGCCCTCGTCGATGAAGCGATCGAACTGGACGCGATCGCCGGGACCCACGTTCGCCATCAGACCGATGTCGGCCTCCGCGACGACGTCCGCCGTCTTCGACCCGGTCGACGTGTCGTGGTACTCGCCGCCCGTGTCGGTGTCATCGCGCACGATGAACGCCTTCGCGTACACGGTCGTCAACGAGGCGCCGTCGCGGTGCCTGTACACCTCGAGCGTGGGTTTCTGGCTGGTGTCGTACTCGTAGTCCGGGTACTTGCCCTCGTCCGTCGTGTCACCGCCCGTTTTCCCGTCCTTGGCGTCCAGGATCACTCCCAACCGTTCGCTGGCGCCGTCCAGGTCGACGTCGAGATGGCTGCGCCCGTAGTCGATCGTGGTCGCGATCGTCACAGGTTGGACCTCCAGGTCGTCCGCGTCCGCCGATACAAAACATCCTGCACGTCGCTCCCACCCAGCGTGTAGCCATACCGTTGCCCGGGCTGGCTGCCGGTCACCGTCGCACTACTATCCGCATTCAGGGACGCCGTGTAGTCTCGCAGGCCCCCGACGCGGAGGTCGCGCGCGCTGTGCGGGCGCCAGTTCAACGAGCCGCTGGCATGGGATTGATCGGCAGGCCGGACGGTGAACGTGGTGCCGGGGGGCTCGTGCTCGATGAGCCCGTTGCGCCACAACCGCAACACGTCATCCGTGTCCGCCCGCAGCTCGACCCGGTGCTCACTCACGTGCGTCAGCCGCCAGTACGAGGGCTGGGACGCGGTCACGATCGCGCCACTGTCCGTCCGCGTGCTGCCCGCCATGAACGGGTTGACGGGCACGATCGAGGCCCCGTCCACGTAGGCCTGCGCGAGCCCGTGCCCGACCACGAACTCCGTGTAGCGCTCCCCATCGTCCAGCGCCCACACCCGCGACAAATCCCACGCGTCCACGCTCACGCTACTCACCATGCTCGCGTTGCCCGCGCCCTTCGCGGTCGCGGTCACCGTGCTCGCGCTCGTGCGATCGGTCCACGCGGCCGCCAACCACGATTCCGTGCCGCTGGTGTCCTGTGTCGGCACGATGCCGGTCGCTAGGGTCTCGCCGTTCCAGGCGAACCGGGAGCGGAACGGGGACGTGTTGTAGTCGCTGCCGTCCCAGTCGTAGGTGACCCGCACGAGGCTCCACTTGGGCTTCGGATCCAGGGATGCCGGTTGCCCGGACGCGTCCGCGGTGATCGCGTCGACGCGCGAGGCGGGCACGAGGAACGCCCCCAGGCGGTGGTAGTCGCTGGTTTGCATCGCGACGCGGAACGGGTCCGAGTGATTGCCGAGTGTCTTGTTCGCGCTGTACGCCTCGCCCGCGAACCCGGCTGGGTCCTCGGTCCAGCGCCCGTCCGTCGTCGTGGCGCCGCCGCCCGCGATCTTGGTGGCCTCGCCCGGGTGCGGCACGCGCGTGACGCCAGCTCGCGACTGACTGTTCTCTTGGATCACGCTTTTCACGACGCCGCGCAGGAACGCGTCCTCGGCGCTCGTCACCACGGTCAGGCGCGCGGTCAACGTGTTCAGCGTGGCCGTCACCTCCAACTGGGTCTCCCCGCCCAGCTGGCACAACAGGCCTTGTTCGCCGGCCCACGTGTCGCCGTCGCTGGCCTCAAGGACAACGTGCTCCATCAAGGTCAACATGTTGTCCACCGCGCGCGCCCGATGGTCCTTGCCGGGCGGCTCGAACCACATCTCCACCGGCACGCTACGGGTCTTGGGTTGGCCCGCGTCCGCGAACGCGCTCAACCCCTCCCGGTACCCCGTGCGGGACCGGGACCGTCCCGATCGGGACTCGGGAATGCTCAGCGTGTCGACCCGGACGCCGTTCGCCCACGCGTGCCCCGTCATCCAACCACCTTCACCCGGTCGCGCTTGGTGTCCGTCGCGCGATCGTCAACGATCGTCGGCACGTCATCCCGAAGCGTGTGCGTGGTCTTCTCGTAGCCCCAGTCCATCAGGTACATCTCCGATGCCGGATCCAGCCGCCATCGCACATCGACCTGCGCCTGATCGACCAGCGACTTCAAGGCGTTGAGCGTTTGCTGGTGAAGATAGCTCGTGTCGAGGCTCGCCACGTTCTCGTTCACGGTGCCGAGCGCGAACTCGTCGTAGCCCTCGCACACCCAGTCGGCCTTCACCTGCTCGACCCGCGGCGTCACGCCCGAATCGCTTGTGGCCAAGTCGAGCCGCCACGCCATCCCGCGTTTGGCCTCGCCCGGGTGCTGGGTGAGATCGTAGGCCTGCCCAGCCGTGACCTCGTGCCAGGTCTGCCCGCCATCCGTCGACACGTAGGGCGTGAGGCTCCCGCTCCCGGTCGGGTCCTCCGTCACAATCTTGAACCGGTCGACCGTCCAGGTCCCGTCCTCGCCCGGATTGTCCCCCGTGACCCGCCAGCGAACGTCGGGAGGATCGCTCACGTCGCCGGCACTGGGTTCGACCGTGTCCCCCGCGGGATCGAACGCGTACCACGTGCCCCCGCCATCGAACGTGACCTCGAACGTGGTGGACACGCCGCTAGGGACGGACTGATCGGCGCTACAATTGGCCCTTTGGGGCGTGAACGTTTCCTGGTTCCGCGTGCTGCTTTGCACGACGCTTTTCCCGGTCTCCCATCCGTTCGCGATGCGTGCATGGTATTCGTCGACGCTGGGACTGTTCGAGCCGCCGTCCCCGGTGGCCTCGATCCGGACGACGATGTCCTGCCCGCGGAGGATGTCCTCGTACCAGGTTTCGGGGCCGTATTCGCCATCCGTGCCCGCGTCCGGCTCAACCTCCTGGAACGTCGCGCCGCCGTCCAGGCTAATCTTCCAGACGATCCCCGTCCCGGTGGGGACCGTCTGCGCCACGTCGAGCGCCGCCTTCCGAGCCTCGTAGGCGGTGTCGAACGCGGTGCTCTCAAACGTCCAGTCGGTGTCGAGCGTGGGCTCTTCACGAGATCCGAACACCTTGACGTTATCTAGGTACGCATCGACGTCGCCGTGGCGGTCGTCCGAGGCGGTGCGGACCGCGCCGATCGAGGCCCGGTCCGCCCCGTTCCGGATCGGGCCGGTCCTGGTGATCTCCCCGAGCTTGTCCGTGCCGTCGTACGCCTCGACGACAGGGTCCGTCTCATCCTCCAGGTCCCAGTACAGCTTCACGACACGAGGCATCGAGCCGCCGAGCCCGCCCTGGAACTCACGATCCCAGTCGGTGAGGTCCTCCGTGCTGCCCTGGGTCGGGGGTTCCCAGAGGTACACCTCGCCTGTGTCCTCGACCTCCAGCACGGCGATGAGCTGGTCGTCCCCGTTCCGCACGGACAACAAGACGGTCCCCCGCGAATCGACCTGCGCCCTCAGGCTGCCGCTCAGCAGGTTCGGTGAGAACGATTTCGCTGCTTCGGCGGTGTTGAGGCGGATGCGGTTCGCGTCGTTCTTGACCTGGCCAACCGTGAGGCCTTGCGCCCTCGGCGTCCACAGTTCCCGCCCGAGAACGGAGGCGTTCCCCCCGTCGTAGCGACCGACATTCATGGTCTCGAGGATCTCGATGTTGTTCGGGTCGCTCACATCCCAGACGTGGTGGCCCCCGCCCGACTCGTACGTGACGACTTGGTCCCCTTTGGGGGTGGCCCGGACTTTCGCGCAGTAGTTGTTGCCGTAGGACTCGTCGAGGTTTGCCATCGAGGCTGGGTCACTGACATCCGCGAGGGCGAGTTCCCCGTCATCATCTGAGACGTACACGACCTCGTTCCCAGCGTGGTAGTCGATCCCGGTCACGGTTCCGGGGCCTACACTGAGGTAATCTCGTTCCGACCCATCGATGAAGTCCAAACTGACGACTCCGTCAGTCCCGATGAGGAACAGGTTGTCTCCCTCCCCTTCAACGTCGTTGAACGTGTCCGGAATCACTTGGTTTTCGTCGACTTCCCACGCGATCGATGGGTCGTCCCGGCTGCTCACATCGATGCCAACCAGCCTGTCAGTATAATCTCCGTATCGTACAACGAAGATCTCATGCTGGGCGCTGTATGCTGACTCACTCCCCACCTCGTCACTGTAGTCATCAATCGTATTGAGGGCAGCGGTGTACAGGCTATCCGGGTCGGCCACATTCACAGACGCGACTTCGAGATTGCTGTCCGAGTTCTTGTAGGCGACCCAGGCTCGGTTTACTGACTCGTCAACCTGAATCGTGACGCTGTCGTCCTCACAGTCCCCAAGGGCGTCAGTTTCGGTCTCAACCGGGTTGCCGGGGTCGCTTACGTCGACCACGCTGACTTTTGCCTCGTAGTCGTCATAGGTATCCCAGCCTGCAACGAGGAGACGCTCGGCGTCAGCCATCATCGCTGAGTCCTCAACTTTGTCTATCGAGACGTCCGCATCCCCCCGGATAGAGCTATAGACGTGATCGTGGCTCCATCCCTGGACCGTGCCGTCGTCGAAGTCGTCGTCGATCGGGTGCTGGTCGGCGGCCTGCAGCTCGCCGTTCTCGATCGTGCAACCGTCGAGGAGCGCGGCCTGCGTCGTGTCCGAGAAGTCGCCCGTCTTGGTCTCGGTACGGTCCTGCGCGTGCGCGATGCCCTCCTCAACCGTCGCGTCACCGCTGCTAGCCCCCTCGTCGATCTGGCTGGCGTCCTCGATGTCGTCTTGGATCAATTCGGTGCCGCCGCCGAGGCTGCGCACGAGGTCCAGCGTGACGCTCGTCGGCTTGTTGCCCGGCCCTTTGAGGGTGCGCGCGTTGCTCTCCACCCGCCCCGAACTGGGGTACGTTTCGTCGTTGTTCTGCTCGAGACGCAGCGACCCGTCGACGAGCTCGACGTTGTTCAGCGTGGCCAGGTTGCGCTGATCGACGAACGGTTCCCGTTGCAGCACCGTCTCCTGCAAGAGGTGTTTGAGGATCGCTTGATCGCTGTCGCCGAGGAACTGGTCCTCGCCGGTGTACCGCTTGGTGAGGATCCAGGGAAGGCTGGCCACCGTCAAGTCGGCCCGGCGCCCGGTCTCGCGCCCGTTGTGCGTCGTGAACCGGTCCCGGGCCTCCATGACGTCCCCGACGAGCAACAGTTCATCGTCGCGATACACCTTGAGGCGCGTCCGCGGCTCCACAAGCCCGGTCCCGTGCCGGTTGTACACGAGCCCGTTCGGGTTCGGCGCCGCGATCTCCGCGGTGCTCGGCTCGAGCCCGAACGTGACCGGTCCCGCCGCCTTCACGCTGTCACTGGTGACCGGGATCTCGTCACCGTTCTCAGTTTCGACGCGCCACTCAGCCACTAGGACTCACCCCCGTGCGTCGGTTCCGGCGGGCCTGCTCCTCGCTCACGAACCGCCCCAGTTCTTTCCCGTCGAGGACGACGGTGCCCAGCTCGCCCCCGAACGCGTCCAGTAGTTCCTCGAGCAGTTGAATCACGCGGTCGTCGCGAGGCGTCGACGAGCCGTTGCTCAAAGGACGGGACTGAGGGCCGGGGCTGCGGGCCGCGCGCTGCAGGTCCCGGTATCGGTCCAGGGGCACGACCGCTTCCGGACCGGCTTCCCCGATCACGGACAAGGTCGGGCTCCGCACGATGCCCCCCTCGGCGAGGCCCGGGATGGCGCCTTTGGCGACCCCGGCGCCGAGCTCGGCCGTGGCCTTCATGGTCTGCCAGACGGCGCTCGCCAGCGTTTCCGCCCAGCCGGCGACGTCTTCCATCGTCAAGTTGTTCAGCATGTCGGTGAGCGCGTCCACGATCGCGGCCGCCAGCGAGGTGAGCTTCTCCCCGATCGTCTCCCCGACCTTCACCCAGTCCACGTCTTTCAGGAACGCGACGAGCTTGTCGACCAAGGTCTGCACGAACACCAGGATGTCGCCCGCGACCGCGGCCCAGTCGACGGCCTTGATGAACGCGACGAGCTTGTCGACGAGCGTCGCCACGAATACGGCGATGCGCTCCGCGACGCCCACCCAGTCCACGCCCTCGATGAACGCGACGAGCTTGTCGACGAGCGTGCTCACCATGGCTTGGGCCTTCCGCCCGAGCCGGGCCCAGTCCACGCTCTTGATGAAGCCCACGAGCGCGTTCACCACGACCCGCACCATGGCCGAGGCCTTCGCACCCAGCTCCCGCCAGGGCACGTTCACGACCGCGTCCAAGAGGCGCTGCGTCGTGCCCGCAAACAGTTGCAGTGCCTGCTCCCCGAGCCGCTGCCACGGGACGGCGCTCACGAGGTTCGCCAACACCTCGGGGAGTCCCGCCAGGATGCCGCCCAGCGTGTCGGCATCCTTCGTCACCGGATCGAGCACGCCCTCGAACTTCTCGAAGTTCTTCACCGCCGCCACGCCCACCGCCGCCAGCAGGCCCGTCACGATGCCCAGCGGTCCCGCCAACACCGAGAACGTGCCGACGACTTGCGGAAGCACGGTCAAAAACGCGCCGAGAATCATCAACAACGGACCGGCCGCAGCCGCCGCCCCCGCCACAATCACGCCCCACTTCAACAGGCGAGGGTTCGCGCTGGCGATCCGGTTCACGAACCCCGTCACCTTCTCGACGAGCCCCGTCACCATGTCGAGCAGGCCCGTGTCCGCGATCGCGATCGCCAACCCCTCCATCGACGACGTCAAGACCTTCAATCGGCCCTCGAGGCCTTCCAACTGTTTGTCCGCCATCTCGCCCGCCGCCCCCGCGCTCGATTCCAGCTGGGACTGGAAATCCTCCAACCCGCCCACGCCCTCGTCCAACAAGACCTGCATCCCCGGCCCGGCGCGTTTGCCGAAGATCTGCATGATGTCCGCCGTGCTGGCGCCGGCCTCGGCGAGGTCGCCGACGATGCTCGTCATGCTGCGCAGGTTGCCCTCGCTATCTGTCGCTGAGACCCCCAACCGGGCAAGGGTCTCTTGCGTTTCCTTGGAGGGGTCGAGCAGGCGCCCGATTGCGGCCCGCAACGTGCGCCCCGCACGCCCCGCTTGAATTCCTGCATCGCCCATCTGGCCGAGCAGGGCGGCGGTTTCCTCGAACTTGAGACCGGCACTGTTCGCGACGCTGCCCGCCATGCTGAACGCCTGCCCGAGACCGGCGATGCTGCTGTTGCTGCTCGTCGCTGTCTCGGCCAACACGTCGTTGACGCGGCCGATGTCCTCGGCCTGCATCCCGTAGCCTTTCAACACGTTCGAGGCGACATCGCCCGCCCGCGCGAGATCCATCTGGCCGGCGGCGGCGAGATCGGTGACGCCTTGCAGCGCGCTGACGCTCTCCTGGGCCTCGAACCCGGCCTTCGACAGGAACGCCAACCCGCCGGCGGCTTCCTTGGCGCTGAACGCGGTCGTGCGCCCGATCTCCTGGGCCTTGGTCCGCATCGCCTCGAACTCGTCGCCCGTGGCCCCGCTGAGGGCCTGCACGCGCTTCATCCCCGACTCGAAGTCCGCCGCGGTCTTCACCGCCGCCCCCCCCGCGGCCGCCAGCGGCGCCGTCACGCCCATCGTCAGGCTGCGCCCGGCGCTTTGCATCCGACGCCCCGTGTCCTGCAAGCGCTTTTCAGCGCCCTTCACACCGTTTTTGAAGCTGGAGGCATCCAGCGTCAACCGGGTCAGGACCTCGAGATCGCTCGCCACAGGCGTTCCTCCGGGTTAGTCCTCGCTGGTCAGTTCGGCCCAGGCGTTGACGAAGAACGCTTGCTCGCGCGTGTCACGACGCATCCACTCCTCCAGGGTCCACCCAGCCTCGATCAAGAGCGCTGCGAGGCCCTGGCCTTCCCGGGAGGCTCCGTATTTCCCGCCTCATCCACCTCGGCGCCGAACGCGTCGGCCGCCGTCATGATGAGGTTGGCCGCCACCTCGAGCCCGTAGGCCTCACGCCGCAACCGCTGGCTGTGGAGCCCGGACTCGTAGGGGTTCACCAGCAGGTCGTCCACGTGCCGGAAGGCGTCCTCCGCGAGACGGCTGGCGAACGCCTCCGGGTTCTGCCCGTCGATCTCGATCCGCTGCCGCTCGTCCTCGTCCATGGCCTCGACATCGCCCAAGGCCTGCAGCTTCTGCCACTCGCCCATGAAGTCCAGCAAGCCCTGCAGCGGGACACGGTACACCTCGAGCTCGACACTGATCTCCTGGACGCCGTGCTCGGTCTCGATCGCTCCGTCCAACTGGATGTGCGTGGTGTCCTGGCGGAGGGCGCGGAACACCTGGTCGGCCTTGTCCTCGCCGTGCACCTCTTGCTGGTGCTCGTGAATGTCATCCCACACGTCGCCCTCCGTCTCGCCCGCTTCCAGGTTGTCTTGGATCTGTTCGGCGGTTTCGGGGTCGAGTTCCTCGGCTGGGGTGGCCTCGTTGGCGGATGCGTTCCTGGGTGAAGTCATGGAGCCTGACCCGGGTGTTAGGCGACCTTCTTGATCTTGCCGTTCACGGTGCCGTCGGCCGTCCAGTCAGCGAAATCCTCGGTGGGGAACGTGATGTCGCCGCGCTTGACGTAGACCTCCTCCACGTCCCACTCCTGGCTGCTGCTCGTGTCGCCCTCGTTCTCGAACACTTTCAAGCGGAGGGCCTCGACCTCGGTCGGGTTGAAGCCTTGCAGGACGTTGTTGCTGTCGATGATGCCGAGATCGGTGAGGGCTTGCAACGTGCTCGTGACGGTGCCCTCGAACTCGATCGCGTCGTCGAAGCGAACCGGCTTGGTCTTCGGGCGCTTCTTGTTGTGCTCGTTCACCGAGGCCTCGGTGACGTCGGTCGGGAGCACGACGTCGCCCTTCGTCTCGCCGACCTTGGTCTCGCTCTCGCTCGTCGAGCCGAGGTCCGTGATCTTGTGCAGCTCGATGTAGTCGCCGGTGAGTCGCGTAACCATGGGTTGTCAACTCCTAGTCTCTCATCTCGTTCGTGAGGCGCTCGAGGAGTTCCTCGTGCGTGCCCTGCGCGGAGAGGTCATGGTACCGGGCGAGCTGTTGCGCGGCGTGATAGTCCTCTCTGGCGTCCTCGAGCGTGGGCACAACGTGCACCTCGTCGATGCGCACCTCGCCGTGCGCCTCGACAAGCCTGACCGCGGTGTCGTGGTCCACCGTGAGGGTCGCCTCCTCGTCACTCGTGATGCGGCCCTCGCTGAACAGATAGTGCTCGCCCTCGTACACGAGCACGGGGGCGCCGCGTGTTTTCTCGATGCGTGTCTTCGTCACTGCATCACGTCCTCGCGACCTTGACCTGGTACTGGAGGTGGCAGGCAGCCAACGTCTCCCAGGCGCTGGGGTTCTCCTGGCCGGCCCCGCCCACGCTGAGCCCGACGGGCTTGGTCTTGTGCGCCTCGCCGAGGCCCTGACCGGCCAAGTGCTCGGCGACGGCCTCGGCTTTCCCGACGGCCGTGTCGTCGGCGCTGCCTTCCGGGTCGAGCACGGCGACGGTGACCGCGACGGGCACCTGCCAGATCCTCACGCCCGCCCGCTGCTCCTCCAGGATGCGCGCGTCGCCGGGACCGGCGTACACGAAACTGGCTGGGTGCGTCCAGTCGCCCTGCTCGCGCCCGACAGCCACGTGGTTCAACCCCAGCGCATCCAGGTTGGCGTGAACCTCGTCCCGCGTCGCGGTGAGCTGGGTCTTCACCAGGCCTTCGAGCGTGGGTTTGGCCGCCATGTCAGCCCAATCCTCCTGTGGATCGGCGCAGGCCCTGCTCGAGTTCCTTGGCGAGCAAGCGTTCGAGCGGGTCCCGAGCTTGGCGGGTGGCGCGCGTGACGGGGCGGTGCCCGATGAACGCCGCATCGACGTGCGTGGACGGGATCCGGGCAGCCGGCGCCTGGCTGCCCTTCTCCACCCAGTGCTTGTAGGGGACGCGGGGTCCGGTGTCGGCGTGGTCCTCCTCGATGCTGGTCTGGACGCTGGCCGCGTACCGGCCGGTGGGGCGGGAGGGGTCGACGGTTCGCATCCGGGACTCCTCGGTTTCGACCCCGAACCGATCCGTGGCTTCACTGACCTGGAGGTCGCGCACGACTTGGCTGCCCTTCCGGTAGTACGTGACCGCGACCTTTTCGGCCTCGCGCGGCGCCTGGCGAGCAAACGATTGGAACTCGCTGGCGTCCACGTCGACATCCATCCCGTCGCGTGGCATGGTTAGGTCCCTCCGGTGACGTGGAGGCCCGCGTTCCCCGAGCCTTCCGTTTCGGCGGCCTGCTCAGCATCGGTTGGGCCGATGGCGGTTTCGTCGGCGGTTTGGATGGCTTCTTGCAGGTCGGCGTCGCTGGGGTCGGTCCAGCTGACGATCTGGTTCACCACGAGCTGGAGGACGGCGTCCTCGACCGCGCCCTGCGCGGGCTCGCTCGTGGGCACCCCATCACGGCCCATCTTGGTGAGGACGCGCCCGGTCTTGCGCCGGATCTGGTCCCTGAGCAGGTCGTCGGTGACGCCGCTGGGGAGACTCATGTTGGGCACGGTCTCGATCGCGTCGCGGACGTCCTGGGCCGTGATGGCTTCCGGCACGGGTCTCAGTCTCCGTCCTGGGAGGGGTCGGTGTGGCCGTTCATCTTGCCGAGATAGCCGACGAGGCCGCCGGTGGCCATGTAGGCGATCTCGCTGAACCCGAACGCCATCGCGACCACGGTCAACACCGAGACCGCGATCAGCGTCAGCAGGATCTTGTACCGCTTCGTCAGCAAGACCGTGTCCTTGATGCTCATTCTGGGGTCTCCTCGAGCTGGGTCTCGATGCGCTGCACGAGTTCCTCGTGTGTGCCCTGCGCGTCGACGCCGAGCTCGCTGGCCTTCGCCTGCGCCTCGTGATAGTCGCTGCGCCAACCCGCCCCCTCCCCATCCTCGTCCGCGTCGTCGTTGGGGGGGATGTCGTGCTGGACCGACGCCTGCGCGTCGTCGGGCACCTCGCCCTCCTCGACGACGATGGCGGCCTGCTCGAGGCCCGTGTCGCGTAGCTGGTCCGCGATCGTGGCGCGCTCGTCCTGGCGCGCCTGCGTTTCGAGATCCTGCTCGTCCTGGCTGGGATCGTAGGGGCGCAGGTAGTCCCCGTCAAGGAACACGTCGAGCTCGCGGTCGGTCAACTCCTCACGGGTGAGGAGGCTCCCGGGTGGGTGCTTGGACCCGTCCGCGAGCTTCAACGTGCCGTCCTGGACGCGATACGTGTCCGGCACGACGAATCACAGCCCCGTCTTCTTGATGATCGCGGCGGGCTTTTTCACGTCGTAGATGCTGGCGCTCCACGTCCCCAGCGCCATCGGGGAGCGCTGGCTTTGCCCCATCGCGTAGGACTCGCTGTCCTGGTCGACGAGCAGGTGCCAGCGCAGCACGCGCGGCGTCATCGGGATCAACGTCGCCTCGCCCGTCGTCTGGCGGTCCGTGGTGACGTAGCCGTCGATGTGGCCCGCGTCGATGAGGGACTCGGCCGGCGTTTCCCCGTTGTCACTGCTCCACCGCTGCTCGAGGCCCTCCTCGGCTTCCGTGCTGTGGACGAACAGGACTTTCTGCACGTTGTCCGGCGGGATCTCTTGGTCCCGCAGGTCGTGCTTCATCGCCTTCACGTCGTCGTACACGTTCGTCGGGTTGCCGCTCCACTCGGTCCCGACGCTGCTTGTCGCGGAGGAGGGGCTCAGGAAGCCGCCGAAGTCGAAGTCACTGTGCCCGGTGTAGGCGATGTTGTCCTCGAGCACGGCGACGGCTTCGCCGTTCTCCATCGCGAAGTCCTGCAGGCCGAGCAAGTCGGTCTGGTCCAGGCTCTCGTTGACCTGGAACGGGAGCTTGGTGTCCTTCTGGACACCGATGCGTCGCACGATCCCGTCGGACAGGTCGGGCGCGTCGCTGACTTGCGGCTCGAAGTCGAACGTGGCGACGGCGCCCGCCTGGTCCTGCATCTCGTACTCCTTGATCTCCGTGATGCCCAATCCCGACATCTCGGTGCTGATGATGGGCTGGAAGGCGGCGCGCGCGGTCCGGATCGTGTTGAACGACCGCTCGAGCTGGGGAAGAATGACCTTCCACGCCTCCTCGGGCAACGGTCCGTCGTCGTGCCCGACCTGGGCGTCGTGCCCGGCTCGTTGTTCGCGGTCGTGGAGAAGTTGTTGGTAGGTCTTCATGCGTGACTCACCTCTTAGATCGCCAGCACGGCCATGATCTCGACATCGCCGCCTCCGGGGTCAGCGGTCTCGTTGGCGTAAGCGACGATCGGTTGCGGCGGGAGGCCGCCGCTTTCCGTCAGGTCGGGTTGCGCGCTGGTGGACTGAACGTTCGTCGTCCCGTTCGGGACGGCGACGCTGAGCGCGTCCGCGCCCTTCACCTTCCCGTTGGCAGCGGTGGTGAGCGCGTCGCCGGCGTTCACCGTGCCCGTGCTGTCCTCGATCGTGACGGGCACCATCCAGCCTTGCCCGCGTTCGACCTTCACCTTGTCGTCCGTGGCGAAGTCCTCGCCGGTCTTCACCTCGCCCGGCCCCCACGTCGACGGCGTGCTGTCGTCGACCTGGCCGTGGGTCAGGTAGCCGATGGGGAGGTCCCCGGCCGCGGTCACGGTGACCTTCCCGTCGTCCCCGTCGCGCTTCACGAAGCGCTGAGATCGAACGTTGGCGTTGTTGGGGCCGACGTGGTAGGTGCCCATCGTGACGCGGTGCTCGTCGTTCGCCGTCTGGAAGTTCTGGCTCGCATCGCGCGTGGGCGCTCCCGCCATCATGAGCACGCACGCGGCCAGCGGATGCCGCTCGTAGACGCGGGCCAGGCCGCGTCGGGCAGCCAAGCACAGGCCGAGGACGACGAGGGCAAGCGTGAGCGTGACGCCGAACACGGGTTAGGCCTCCCACATGGCCTTGTCCGGCACGCCCGGCCCCGAGGACGCCTCGTCGTCGTGGTCGTGCTGGCTGGCGGCGCGGAGGCTGCTGGGATCCGCGCTCGTGTCCGCCTCGTCAAGCGTGGCGAGGGCGCCGATCGCGCTGGCATGCTCCTCGAGCGCGTCCACGCTGCCGAACTTGTCCAGGTAGAACGTGACAAGCTCGTCCCTGTCGGCCTCGTCATCCAGTTCGAGCCGGTGGTCCGCGCACGCTTCCGCCAGTTCTTCCTTGCGCTCCTGCTCGGCCTCGCGGTAGTCCGCGAGACGGTCGAGAGCGGGTTCCGTGTGCGTGGCCACCTTGTCCGCGGCCGCGCCCAAGTCGAGCTCGGCGTCGAGCTCGATGTCCAACCGTTCACCTTGTCGATCGAGCGCAGCCCGGGCTCGTTGCACCTCATCCTCGAGGTGGTCGAGCCGCGTGGCTGCCTCGCAGTCTCCGTCGCAACTCATGAGGGGGTCTCCTGGGGTCGTAGGTGTCGCTGACCGGGGGTGTCCAGGCCCGCCGCCGTCGGTGGGCGGGTCCGGGGGTGAAGGGAAACAGGTGCCGTCCTGGAATCGGGTGCCGAGCGCGCAGTCCAGCGCGAGGCGGGCGACGCCGCAGCCGTCCTCCCACGTGCAGGCGCCCTCCCGGTCGAGCAGGAGGGCGATGTGGTTGGGGATCCACTCCTCGGCCACCTGCTCGTAGGCCTCGCCCTCAAGGCTGCCCGCGTCGCGTCGGGCTTGCAACACGTAGCCTTGACTGTTGTCGACGCCGTCGCCGTCGCGGAGGCGTTGCACGGTGTCGCGGTTCTGCTCAACCAAGGCGTCGGTCGTGCGGAGCCCGTCCACGTCGGTGTGCTTGGCGAGCTTGTAGTCCGCGATGACGCGCACCTCCACGATCGAGGGGTGCGTGTCGTCGCCCGTGACGCGGTCCAGGCGCGTGTTCACGGTCTTGCCGGCAACCTCGTCGAGGCTTTGCACGATACTGGTGGGGTGGCCGTGCGTGACGGGCGTCCCGTCGTACAGGCGCCAGTTGTCCTCCATCACGTCGGGCGGCCGGTGCAGTCCGTCGTAGACACCGTTTTGCGTGACGACGTTGTCGCGGATGATCCACCAGTCCTCGGTTTCCTCGACCCGCGCCTCGTCGGCGTCGATGCTGGAGCGCTCAAACCACAGGTCGGCGTCCTGCGTGGCTGCGTCGAGGCCGTTGTCCGCGAGGAAGGACGCGACCGCCTCGCGCGTCCAGTCCTGCCCGGTGAGGAAGTGCAACTCGGCCAGACGCTTGGTCCCGTCCGGGTCCGTGCCCATGCGGGCCTGGATGCCCTTCTCGGCACTGATCGGGACGAGCGTCTCGTCCACCGTGTCGAGCTCGTCACTCGTGAGGAGGGTGACGACCAGCCGGTTCTCCTGCTCGGTGATCGGCAGGGACTCGTCGTGGCGGGTCATGACGGGGTCACCTCGTCGGTGAGGATCGTGATCGTGCACCGGCAGCGGGGGTGCAACGGCGGAATGTTGTCGCCGCCCAGCTTCACCGTCGTCTCGTCTAGGGGCCCGCAGATCGGGCAGGCGCCGTTGAACGCGTTGAACCGCGCCTGGTCTTGGCCGGCTTGCCGCAGGGCGTTCTTGGCGCCCATGTTGTACCCGCGCATGCTTTCGGTGCGCGCGATGAGGTCGGCCTTGTCTTGGCTGAACTTGGTGTCGAACACGTCGAGCACGCGGTCCCGGGTCTGGCTGAGTTGCTCCTCTTCGGCGAGGCTCTCGGCGACCTCGCGCCGGATCTGCGTGGTGAGCTGTTCGGCCTGGCTGTCGGCGGTGGCGTCCGCGATGCTCTCGAACGCCTCCAGCTCGGTGCTGCCTTCGACGAACTGGAAGGTGTCCTCGAGGCCAAGCTGTTGGAACGATTGCAGGCCGCCGGTCTCGCCGCTTTCCTGCAACAGGTTGTACAACAGGTCGCCAAGCCGGCTGGTGTCGGGTTCCCAGGCCTGCAGGGCCTGCACGGCCTCGTCGTCGGCACTCGCCGCGTCCTGACCGGCCCGGGCTGGGGGGAGGTCGCCCTGCTCGCGGAACATCTGCAGGACCTCGTCCTGCCAGTTGAGGAACACGTCCTCGACCCGGTTCTGATACCGGTTCTTCACCGGCTTCAGGGCCGGAATCAAGTCCTCCCCATCCTCGTCGCGGTGGGAGTGGGGTTGGTCGTAGTCGAACACGGGGTGAGCGTGCAGGACGTCGTGCCGGTCCGGCACGAACGTCACCCCCAACCTCCCTGCTCGACCCGCAGCCGGCCCGTGCCCGTCGTCGTGGGCGTGGTCGGTGGCCTCCCCCGCCGACTCCTCGTCCGGTGAGGGGTAGGTGCCGGCCTCGTAGTCCACGAGTCGCGCAGGCGGGGCCTGGCCAACCTTCTCCTGCCACAGCGCCAGGCTCTCGGCGCGCTTCTTCTCCGCCGCGAACACCTCCTCCGTGCCCGGCTCGTCCAGGCTCGGCCACCGGATCGTCAAGTCATCCGGGACCGGCGGCGTCAGGCCCCACGCGGCCAACCGCTCGTACCACGCCTCGAGGATCGCCTCCGCGTACTCGGACCGGCGCTTCCCGACGCGCTTGTGGTACCGACTCGTGTCTTCTTGTGCGCTGGCGAGTTCGCCGGCCGCGCTCCCGAACAGTTCATGCATCGGGATGCGGGCCGACACGCTGATCGAGCGCTGGGCGACCTCGAACGGGATCGACCCGTCCGGCAGCTCGCTGGCCTGGTTCAACGGTTTCAGCTTGAAGCCCTCGGCGAGGATGCGCTGCGTGTTCGCGTTCGCGATCTCGTCGACGGCGTCGAGCACCTCGTCCTTGTCGATGTCCTCGTCGTCCAGGTCGAGGTCCTCGTGGACTTCGGCGACGAGGAACGGGCTGGCGCGTTGGAAGTAGGCCTCGAACACGGCCCACTTCGTGTTCTCGTACCCGAGCGTGTCATCCATCACGCGCTTGGCCCACGGCGTCCCGGTCGCGGGGTCGTCGTCATCGGGCTGCTGGCGCAAGTGCAGCACGCGGTCCGGGTGGACCCGGGTCGCGGGCTGGTCGGGGAGCCCGAAGTCGACCTCCCACATCGTGATGTCGCCCAAGGTTTCGGTGTCCTCGGTCTCCACCTGGTAGTCCTCGACCATGGCCGCGTTGATGACCTGCAGTTCCAGAACCTCGACGTCCCCGGTGGGGGGTTGGGCGGCGTCACCGGTCGCGTCCTTGAGTCGGGCGTGCAACAGGCTGTAGCCGCCCTCGTAGGTGAACTGGCGGCGGTCGGCGCGCCGCACGAGTTGCTTGAACCCGTGCCGGTCCTCGATCTCGCGCACCTGCTCGACCCAGGCGTCGTTGTCGGTGTCGAGCGTCCACCCGTCGTCCCAGGTATCGTTGATCCAGCTGTCGACGACGGCCCCGTACACGCCCACCTCGTCGTACAGGCGCTCGACGAGGGGCTCACTGGCGTCCCCGCTGCGTGGGTAGGCGCCGCTGCGCCCGAAGCGTCGTGGGTCGCGGGCGGGGTGGTCGCTGAGGTTCCCGCCCCGCTTCGCTTGGGGGTGGGCGTCGTGGCTGAACTGGTCGACGGCGGCTTGGGCGCCGTCCGTGGCGAGGGCTTGGGCGAACTGGGCCGTGTCTTGGGCGCGAATCACGGCGCTGTACGTGCGCTGCTTGACGGGACCCGAGCCGTGGGCCTGCCCGTTCGGCGAGCGGGGAGCCTCAGGCTCGGAACCCATGCAGTCCGAGCTGGGCGGCGAATAATGACAATCGTTACGGTCCTACTCCAGTCGCGTCGACGGCCTTGTCGAGGAGGGCGTCGAGGCGGGGCGGGTACCCTAACTGGTCGAGCACGCCGCCGTGCCCCGTCGCGCCAGCCCGTTCCAACGCGGCCAGGATCGCATCCCGTTGCGTGCTGGACAACCGGGCGAGGTAGGTGTGGGTCTCGTAGTCGGGAGCTTGGTAGGCGACCGGTTGCTTGCGCCCCGTGTTCGACGGCGCCACGCGTTCCCGCACCGGGCGGTACGCGCCGTGCGCGGGCGGCGGCCACGCAAGGTCGAGGGCATCCGCGACGTCCCGCCAAGCCTCGTGTTCGCGTTGGCAGGCGTCTTCGTGGCGGAGGACCGCGCCCGTGTGAGGGGCGAGGTCGTCGTGGAGCCAGGCGTGGTGCTTGGTCACATAGGCCTCGATCAGGGTCTCGACGCGCTCCCGGTGGTACAACTGGGACAACACCTGGTCACTCGGCATTTGGAGGAACCGGGCCTCGTAGTCCGCGTAACTCACCAACCACTTGGCCGGGTTTTTCACGCACACCAGGAACCGGGCGGGGATGCGTTGCGGGGCCGCGTGCTTGTAGGGACCCTCGTCGCGACCCCACACCATCGCCTGAGGCCAGTTGTCGAGCAGGGTGCGCGTCGCGTAGTTGGTGCAGCTGCGCCGGCACCCGACCGGCTTCACCGGTCGAACCGGCTCGTCGGGCGGGTTAGACATAGGCGCCCACGCTGCCCGTGCTCGTGTGATAGTCGCGGCAGGCAGCAATCACCAGGCTGTCCGCGTAGTCGGGGCTGTCGTTGTCCTCGTTCTCGTAGTGGACGCGCGTCGTCCCGTTCCGAACGTCGTACCGGGCGCGTTGCAGGTTGCCGAGCAGGTCACTGTTCTCGGGCAGGCTGATCCAGGCTTCCCCGGTCGTGGCGCCTTTCTCGAGCAGGTCGCGCACATGCCAGTGCGCCTCGGCTTTCAGGTTCTGGAACCCGTCCCCCACGCTCTTTGAGCGGGAGGCTTTGAAGCGTTGCACGTTGTAGCCTTTCTCGTCGAGGCGGTCGCTGACGGGTTTCCCGATCCCGATCGCGTCCACTCCGATCGGGTCCTCTCGGGGGACGTGGTTCTCGGTTTCGCGAACGGTGGTCATGGTGTTTTCCTCGCTCCAGCTCCACTGGTCATGGATCACCGTCCACCCGGGCCCAAGCGTGGCCCGGGTGAGCACGTTCAGGTCGGCGCCGCCCTCGGCCACGTCCAGCCCCCACTGCGGGGTGGCCGCGCTGAGGTTCTTGTCCCGCGTCGTGCGCCGGACCGCGTGCTGGATCCACGCCCACTTGTACAAGGCGTCCTCCACGTCGTCCGGGAACTCGCTGGCGTACTGGACCTGGAAACTGATCGGGTCCAGGCGTTCGCGCTGCTCGGTGATCCAGTCCCGCGTCGTGCGGCCCTCCTGGAGGGCTTGCTGCCAGCCGATCTGCACCGTGTGGTAGCGGGGGCTCGTCCAGGAGTCGTGGAACTCGGTCTGCCGGCTCCACGGGTTCGACAGTTCCACGATTTGCGCGTTCTCGGGATCGTCGCCGGCCATGCGTCGCACCCGGTCCTGGTAGGTCTCGGTGTCGATGAGCGCCGACTCGTCGATCACGACGATGTCGCCCCCCTCGCCCATGATGGCGGCCGCCTTCCCGTGCGCGGTGTGCACGACCAACTCCTTCCCGTCGCGGAACGTGAGCCGCTTCTTCGACACCTCCTTTTTCAGGCGCTCGACGCCGCTGGGACTCATCAGGAGGTTCGCGGCCAGCAGGGGGCAGGTGTTGACGATGTCCGCGAAGTAGCGACGCATCTTTTTCGCCTGCCCGAGCTTGGCCGCGACCACCGGCACCAGCAGGTCGCTGGCGTCGAAGATGAAGCGGAGCCCGAGCGCGAGCGCGAGGCTCCAGGTTTTCCCGTAGCGGGTCATCGCGCTGATGGCGACGCGGTCGTGCGTGCCGTACGCGATGGGCTCGATAATGTCGACCTGGCCGGGCGCGGGCGTCTCGTCGAACAGCGCCTGGCAGAGTTTCCGGGTCTCGTGGTTGTCGTACCAGGTTTTGAGGTTGTCGGCGGCGGCGAGGAACTCGTGGGCGAGTTGTTCGCGGCGTTGCTGGCTGGGGAGGGATGCGTGGAGGTGGGGGAAGGCGTCGGCGTGTTCGTGCATCCCATCCTTGGCCGCACGCATCGCGTGGTGTCCTCTCAGTCCGCTCGTTGCGGTTGTCCTGCTTGGTCGGGCCTGGGTCCGGTCGGCTCGTCGTTCACGCCGGCGCCGTCACTGCGGAACATCTCGTCAGGGATCGCCCAGACCAGCAGGGCGATCCCGGCGAGGAGGAGGAAGCCGAGCAGGCCGATGCTGGCGGCCACCCAGAAGAACAGCGGCGCCATCAGGCCTCACCCTCCCCACCGAGGTCAGCGAAGGCGAGCTGCTCGAAAGATGCGAAGGCCGTGCGCATTGACCGACCCGCCTTCTGCATGCTCACTCGGAGGTCAGCGAAGCGACGGGTCGTCCGTCGCATCTCCCGCTTCGCACGGTCGATACTGCGGAGGGCCCGCACAACCTCGTCCATGTGTCTTGCTTGCGTCATCGACTGGTCGGGGGTTGGTGGTCGTGTTCGCATCGTTAGGTCTCCGATAGGTCGTCGGTGAGCCAGGTCACGTCCGTCGCCACGTCGTCGGTCACGTTCTCCTCGGCCCGGGCCCGCCCGGCCGCGGCCTGCACGTCCTCGAGCTCGCCAAGCTGGATCGCGTCATGCACCGCTGGGTCGCCCCCGCTGGCCACGTAGGCCTCGTAGGCGCGGGCCCACCAGCCCAGCCAGTCGGCGACATCGCCCACCGTCGCCAACTCGCCCTCCTCGTGCGCGGTGTTGAGTTCGCGGTGTGCGTCGCCGAGGAGCGCGGTCTCGGCCTCCGCGTCGTCATCCCAGATTTCGTCGTCGGCCCAGGCGTCCAGGATGCGGATCGTGTGTTGGGCGACCTCGAGCGTGTGCTCGGGGTAGGGGCAGTCGTGGTGGACTTGGTCGGCGAGATCGACCGCCGTGGCGGGGGTGAAGGTGTTGGTGAGGGCGGCGGCCGTCATCGCGGTGTGCAGGGCTTCGTTGCTGGCGCTCTGGTCAACCATCGTTGTCCTCGTCGATGTCCCGGATGCGGTCCAGCATCATAAGCGCTGGACCGCCCTCGCCGTCGGTGAGCTCGTGCTTGTCCGCGGCCTCCTCACGCCGTCCCGACCGGAACAGCCAAGACTTCCATTCGCGCAAGAACGTCAACGCGTCCTCCAAGTCCCCGTCCCGCATTTTCTCCTTGACGCCCTTCCGGATCACGGTCTCGAACAACAGCTCGAAGTCCTCGGTCGCCCCGTCCCGGAGATCCAGCGCCAGGTTGCGAATATCCTTGCTGACCTGCTGCGGGGAGACGCCGAACCGTTCCCCCATCGCTTGCCGGCTCACCAGGTCCGGGTGTCCGGCCTCCACGATGCGATCCAGGAGGTAGGCCCGTCGCTCGGTGGCCGTGTACGCCTCGAGGGGCTTGTCCGCGTCGGGGAGGATTGTCTTGTAGCTTCCGACACTGGCCTGTGAAACGTCTCGAAACTGGTCCCCGGGTGCGTCCTCGGGTCCGTGGTGGTGACAGTAGTCCCCACGGTCTAGGCAGGTTCCGCAGGGCTCGCCGTGCATGGTCGAGGCGACGGGGCGGGAGTCGGGGAGCTGGGGCCAGTCGGTGGTCATGGTCGACGGCGCTCCTCGTCGTCACGAGGCTCATCGTAGCTCTTCTCGATGGTTCCGCTGCCTGGCTTGATGACGGGGTCCTCCTCGTCGACGGTCGGGGTGGGGATGGGTGGGGCTAGGTAGCCGGCGTTGACGGCGAGCCCGCTGTGGTGACTGCCGGCGTGGCGTTGCGCGGTGAGGATGTGGTGGAACGCCCAGCAAGCGTGCGCGGTGTGGACAACGAGCGGGGTGGGTGGGTCGCGGGGCATGAGGGGTCACGTGGTGGCGGTGGAGACTGTTGGGGGGCGGCCGGGGCCGCGCTGGTCGGCGTGCTGACGGCAGTGGTGGCATTCGTCGAGCCGGGTGGGGTGCTGGGTGTCGTGGCCTTGGGGCAGGGGGCAGGGATAGATGCGGCCGCAGTCGCAGTGCGCGGTCCCGGGGCAAGTGTTACTCATCGCTGGGGGGGCGTCCGGTGGTGCATGGTGAGGGTGAATGTGAAGGGGCCGACGGTGAGGCGGGCGTGCAGCGTGTGTTGGTGGCCGTGGACTCGTTGGCGTCGAATCGTGATGTGGGGGGTGTGGAGGAGGATGTGCTGGGTCGTGTCGGGTTGGTCGTCGTGGTGGATGGTGTGTTGCTCGTTGAGGATGACGTTGCCGGCGCGCGGCATCAGGCACCACTCTCCCCGCCCCCGTCCTCGTCTTGGCCTGGGGTGAGCATGGCGCGCGGGTTGTCGATCAGGTGCTCGATGTCGGGGTGGAGGTCCTCGTCGATGTGGTCGCGCGGGTCGAGGCCGAGGAACCGGAGCAGGGCGATCGTGGTGAGGGTTTTCTTCGTGGTTTGCGTGACGATTTTCAGGCTGTTCAATCGCTTGCGGGCTTCGTCGACGAGGTCGGCGTTCGTGGGGGGGTTTTCGCCGAGCGCGTCCTCGACATCGCCGGGTAGGGACGGAGTCACGACTCCTCGTCCTCCTGCGTCGTGGCGTCGAGCAGCTTGGACGCGCGTTCGTCCCAGGCTTGGGGCACGTCCTCAAGGTCGTCGTCCTGGCCGCCCTGAATCGCGAGCTCGATCCTGGTGCTTGACGGGACGCTGGCGTGTTCGATGCAGCCCTCGATCCCGGGCGCAGAGGTGTCGTCGGTCATGATTCTGCCTCCTGGAGTTGCTCGTCGACGGGCTCCGGCTCGGGCTTGGAGTCGTGGTTAGAGTCGTACTCGGCGAGGAGTTGCTCGGCCGTGGTCTCGTCGTCGGGGTCGAGGATCGCCTCGACGTCGGCGCGCGTCACCTCGATGGGTGCGTGCTCGCACCATGTCGTCGCGTGCTGCACGACTTTCGCCTTCGCGTAGCTGCTGTACCGGTCGTCGGGCGGGTCGAACGGGCACACGTGCCTTGTTCTCGTGTCCTCCCCGGCGGTCTCGTGGTCGCTTTCGTCGGGGGCGGGTTGGTGGCGGGGCATCGCCTCGCGCGGGTTGGCGTCGTCACTCACGCGATCACATCCGGGAACCGCTCACGGAACCGGTTGAACAGGCGGGGGTAGTTCTGTTTGAGCCAGTACCAGCGCCCGTACTGGACGCCGCTTTCGCCGCACCAGTAGCTGGTGCGGATCTCGTCGCGGTCGAGGTACGCGGTGTGCTCGTACGCGGGATGCACGGGGACCTGGTGGTGGGCATGGTAGGCCCACACGTCCTGGGTCGTCCAGTCGGCGAGCGGGTAGAGCGTGGTTTGGCCGTCGACGTGCGTGGTCACGTGGCCGTGCTCGTTGAGCCGTTGCTCACGACGGTTGCTCTCCTCGGCCCGCAAGCCCACGATCCCGAGGTCGTAGCCCTCCCGGGCCAGGCGGCGCACGGGTCGCCACACGGTGGCCCTCATGGTTGCGTGCTCGATGCCGTCGGCTTGGGGGCCGCCGGCGCGTTCATACACGTCCATGATGGGCTCGGTCTCCACGACACGGACGGGGACGTCGTAGGCGTCGCGGACGTGGTCCATGTAGTCCGTGGTACCGGGGAGTTTGGCGTCGGCGTCATAGTAGATCGCCTCGATGTCGAGGTCGAGCTGGTGGCAGAGGTGGAGGAGCACGGTGCTGTCTTTGCCGGTGCTCCAGGCGAGGTAGGCCTGCTCGGCGTCGCGGACGTGGTCTTGGAGGAGTGCGTTGGCGCGGTTGACCTTGTCTTGGTGCTCGCTTGTTTGGGCGAGGAGGTGGTCCCGGCGTTGGTAGATGGGTTCCGTCATGGGTCGGCCTCGCTGGATGGGGGCGTTTCCTGGATGCCGTGGTAGGCATGCGGGTCCGGGTCCACCCGGTGGGGGGTGACCCAGTAGGGGCGGTCGAACCTCACGCGATCACACTCACGGGTTCGCCGGGCGGGATCGCGGCGCGTTGGTGCTCGTGGTGCCAGTACGGCGGCCGAGTCCCCAACTTCACCGCGTCCCCGGTCCCGTGCTCGAGGTGCCCGGGTTCGTGCGGCAGCACCCGGCGAGCCCGGCCCTCGTCGTCCACGATCGGGGCTTGGTCGACGCGGGTGAGGCGCCAGTCCCGGACTTGGCCCCAGCCGTGCGCGCGTTTTTTCCCGATGCTCGTCACCCAGCGGGACAGCAGGCGTTGGATGAGGCCGGGGTCACCACGAGCGTGCCACGTGGCTTGGTCAGCGTGGTCGAGCTTGAGCGGATGGTTCCACGACTTGTACTTCCCGCCGGCCGTGTCCACGTTCTTGCGCTCCTCGATCACGTGGTGGTGCGTTTCGTCGTAGCGCTTGCGCCAGTACGCGACGCTCGTGCCCTCGTGGTCCTCCAGCGTGGCCACGGTGGCCTCGTACACCCACGCATCCCCGATGTGTTCACGCTGGACGGGGATGGGGGTACGGAATGGGGGGGTGACGGTGTCGGGCAGGTTGCGGAGATCGTCGCCGAGCACGGTCCGCATCACGCCGTAGGCGAGCAAGCTGTCCAGGTGGAGGCCGGGGCTGGAGAGGCTGACCGGGCCGGCCAGGTCCGCCGTGACGCGCACCGGCTCAAACCGGTCCGGGTCATGGTGGGTTTCGCGCCAGGCGTCGAGATGGTCTTGGACGTGTTCCCGGTCCATGGCTTAGGCGAGGTCCGCCAACTCGTTCAACAGGAACGCGCGGATGTCCTCCGCGTTGTCCTCGACGTAGTCCTCGTACCGATTGGCGTCACCGTCCGGGTACGTGTAGGGCCAGGTGACCTGGCCGAACCCCACGCCCTCCTTGCCGCCGAGCGTGGTGGCGTTGTCGTGGAGGAGTTGGTGGGCTTTCGCCCAGGCGTCGTGCTCGCGTTGCGTGTCGGTGTCGATCGCGGTCCAGTGGTGCAGCGGCGTGCCGGGGGCGAGCACCTCGTACTGGTACTTCATCTGGTGCGGGTCCCCATCCGCGTCCACCTGCTCAGCCTGCTCTTCCTTCTCCCCGTCCTTGCTCCGCGTCTGGTAGTACCAGTCCAGGGCTTCGTGGTGCGTCGACAGGCCCGGCTCCTGATCCACGCTGGGGTAGAGGAGGGGTTGGCTGCGTTCGGTGTAGGGGACGGCGTGCCCGATCTGCAGCTTGCCCTCCATCATGCCCCCCTTGAGGGCCGTGCCGAGGAGGCTTACGTGGGGGAGCATGTCGCGCACATCGCGCCGGGTCGCGATTTCCACGAACCGCGTACTCGCGCCCTTCTTCAGGGCGCCGCCGCTGTACAGCACGTAGTACACGTTCAACGGGACCTCGTCCTCCTCGTACAGCCCCACCGCTTGGAGCAGGTGCGTGCTGAGCGCGGCGCGCAACGTGTGGCGAATCGTGTTCCCGCTCACGACCGGCAGCTCGATCGCGCCCTTCTCCGGGTGGACGTGTTTCGCGCGGCGGAACGTGTTGTCCACCCCCGTGTTCTCGTCGCTCCCGTGGTGGAGGGGGGATTGGACCTCGAGGACGGTGGCTTGGCGGCTGGGTGGCATTAATAGAGCACCTCCTGGTCGACGCCGCCCTCCTGCATGAGCAAGACCAGGAACATGGTCTCGTTCCGGGTCTTGTCCAACACCTCAGCCTCGTTGCCCGTTTGTAGCGCCTCCAAGAGGTCGGGGTCTTGGGTGAGGCCGCGCACGCCCATTTTGCGGGCGAGCGTTTGCAGGAAGCGTTTCAGGTTGGGTTCGTTCGCGGCCGCTTGCGCACGACTGGTGAACTCGCTGGTCATGTCGCGGCCGGTGTCGACTTGGTCGAAGTCAATTTGTTTCCAGACGGCGCGCAGCAAGCGGGCGGCGGTTCGCTCGGTGTCGGTGACGTCGATCGTGTCGGTAGGCATGGGTTAGGACTCCTGGTCTCGGCAGAGCTTGACGAGGAAATCGTACGCGGCACTCCCGCGATACTCGTCGAGTTCGCGGTCGAGCTGTTTCCAGGCTCGCAGGCCGTAGTCTTGGATCGCGCTCGGGCGGTAGTCGCCCGTGCGGAGCGCCTTCTTGGAAAAGTGCTCGTAGGCCGCGTCGAGGCGCGGGAGGAGCTCGTTGATGGCGGTGCGGGGCAGTTCGAGGTGGGTGGCGTTGTAGAAGACGCGGATGGGGTCGGGGTTGGGCGGGTTGGGCTCCATCTTGTAGCTGCCGTGCTTGACGAAGTTCGTCGTGACGAAGAACGCGAACGGCTCGCTGGGCACGTCCTCGAGGATGCCGCGGACGCGTTGCATCTGGCCTTCGGTTTCGAGGAACCGGGTTTGGGTGGGGGTGGCGAGCCAGCACTGTTGCCGGTAGGCGTCCGTCTTCATCGCGTGCGTGCAGGCCCGGCAAATCCGCCCGGTCGGGGGGCCGGTGGCTTGGTCGTGGTCGCTGAAGCAGCTGCTTTGCACGTGCCACGCCTTCGCGGTCTCCTCGTCGGGGCGGCCGCACATCTCGCACGTCGCGGCGTGATTGGTGACGTCGTCGTGCGTGGGTTCCTCAGCGTTGTGCCACAGCCAGTGCGTCACCGGCACCGTCACGTCACTCGGCATCGTAGCCTCCCCGAACCAGACGTTGCAGCCGCTTCTCGACCCGGTCCTGCGCGTGGTCGTGTCCGGCATTCCAGGCGCGCTGGCAGGGCCGACAGCGCGGGAAGTCTGCGGAGCGGGTGCAGCCTTCGGTTTTGCAGGCGCCCACCCCGTCGTCCTCGGTGGCGTCGTCGATGGTCGGGACCCTACACATCAGGCGTCCCCTCCCAGCTCGTCTTCGTCGAGGTTGTACGTCTCCTTCTCGACCGCGCGGTAGGTAACGGCGACCTGGTGCTCGTTCTCGCATACGAGGAGTTCTTCGACGTCAGCGGGGAAGCCGTCCCTCCGGTTCCAGTTCCAGTCGACCTGGTAGGCGTCCGCCTCGCATTCGGGGCAGCGAGGCATCAGGCGTCCCCCCCGGTCTCGTCCTCGCTGAGCCGGGCCAGGTGCGCCTCCAGCACGTCTGCCGCCTGATCCGCCGCCGCGACCGACGGCCGCTCATCCAAGGACGCGCAAACCTTGAGATTATGGCGGAGAGCCTCAACCTCCTCGGGGTCGGTGGGATTGATCATGCTCACGTGACGTCCTCCGTGAAGGGAACCAGGGCCACCTGCTTCGGCGAGCCCTTCTTGTGAACCACGACCAACGCGGGCTTGTCCTCCTCGCCCGCGGCCTTGATCGTGTCCTCGACAAGCGCCCGGTGCGGCAGGCGTTTCCCGACCCGGTGCCGAACCAAGCCTCGGCCCTCGAGCCGGCGCAGCGTGATGTCCGGCAGATCGTAGCCGCCGGTCGGCCACCGATCCTCCACGTAGTGTTCCAGCCACGTGGCGATCCAGCTGGGCCCGTCGACGGCCTCGTACACCACGACCGGGCGCCGATCGTAGCGCCGCGCCTTGTCGTGCACCGTCATGAGGTGCGTGTGCGCGGTCGGATCCGGCTGCATCTTCACCTCCACGTAACGCGGGACGCGCATCACGTCCCCGCTCGTGTGCTTGCTCATCTCGCCGCTCAACGGGACGCGTTCCCCGCCGAGCTGCTCGGCGACCCGGCGCTCAACGCGCTTCCAACTCCCCCTCGCCGTCACGCGTCTCCCCCCGTGTCGTCGTGCAGGTCGGCCCATCGCCGGCTTTGGTCCTCCGCGTCTCGGTAGGCCTCCTGGCAGGCGTCGCACAGGCCCCGGTCCACCTCGTCCGCGTACAGGACCTGGCATTCGGGGCACCGTGGCGTGTCGGACGTGACGTGTCGGCTGAACTCGCCGTCGGTGCCGGCGACGTGCAGCCCGCGTTGCGGCGGCGCGGTGTCGCGCTTCCCAAGACGCCGGGTCATTCGATGGGCACCCCCGCGTCCTGGAGTGTTGCGTCCACGCGTGCGAGCACGTTCCGCTGGCCCGGGCTGGGCTTGTGCTCGGGCGGGCAGCAAGGGTCGCAGGCGAGGCCTTCAGGCGTGACGACGGTCGCGTGGTGGCTGCACAAGGCGGCGTCGCAGGTGGCCGCGTCCGCGCTGAACAGGTCGAGCACGTTCAGCGTCACGCGGACCCCTCCTCGTCGTCGGCCTCCGGCTCTTGGTACCAGACCGGCCACTGACCCAGCCCGATCACGTGGCTCGCGTCGAGACTGATGGCCGCCATCGACCCGACCCGGCAAGCAGCCCGTGTCCCGGCCGGCGGGTAGTCCTCGCGCGGGGCGACGAGAGCCACCGTGCCCGGTGTCTTGGGCCGGCCGCGGGTCACCAACAGCGGGGCCACCAGGTCCGCGTCCACCACCCAGTACCGCATCCGCGTGCCAGCGCGCCCCAGCGCCGCCAGCGCGTTCTTCGCCTCGTACACGAGACTGAGCGTGTACGCGGCCGGCGCGTTGCTCGGGACGAGCACGGGCTTGAGACATCCGGGCTTGTTGTCGATCTCCTCGACGCGATCGGTGCGGACAGGCACCCAGTCCAGCCCAGCCTCGGTGTCGGCGTCACAGGCGAGCCGGTGCTCATTCTCCCCTCCGCCAAAGGGGGCTCGAGGGTCCGGAGTCATGGGGAGTCCTCCGGTTGGTCGAGGTCGCCGAGGTCCTGGATCACGCCGTCGAGCGCGTCACTCGCGGCTTGCAGAATCCGGTCGCGGTTTTCCTGGTCTTTCCACGCGTTGATGAGGATAATGTTCAGGCGGTCGATCACGCGGTGGTCTGCGTGGCCGCCGCCTTTCATCTCGGCTTGGAGTTGCGTGAGCTGGGTGGCGTAGGGGTAGGCGTCGAAGACGCCGGGCGTGGTGCGTTGGGCGAGCGTGAGCGCGCGGCGGAGCGCTTCGCCCCAGCTGTTGAGGCCGTGGCGCTGTTTGAGGCGTTGGATCGTGGCGTAGCTGTCTTCGTAGACGCGCGCGCTGCGGGTTTCGTCCGTGACGCTTCGCGGTCGCGCGTCCGTCGCGTTGAGGCTTCCTCCGGTCATGGTAACCCTTCCCGTGGTTTTGTGACATGTCACAGACATGTGACACGCGCCGCGAGGCGTGAGCGGCAAAGTTTTCCCCTCAGACTCCCCTTTCAAATCAGTAACCAATCAGTAGAGCCGTGGCTCGGTTGCTTCTTTTTGGGGCGCGTTGGCGGCTCTCGCCGGCGTGTCACAGTCATGTGACAGTCACACTACCCGGCAACCACCTCCAAGCAAGATGACCGGACAATCGTAGGAGGGGTCCTGAGCGTGAGCGTGAGGGGAAGAGTGGGGGTGGTCACGAGAGGTCCTCCGTGAGGGTCGCGTCCTCGTCCCCGTGCAGGAGGGCGCGGAGCACCTGCCGGCCCAGCGCGGCGTTCGCGCTGTAGCCGCGCCGGCAGTCCACGCACGCGGGGTGCAGGGTGCCGTCGATCCTGATCTGCGGGGGGGCGCCGTGGATGGCCTCGGTCCGTGGCTGATCGCAGAACGCGCACGGGGCCGCGGCCGTCGGGCCCGTCTCCGTGTCGGGCTCCGTCACGATGCGTCCCCCCACGGCTTGGTGTCCTCCCACGAGCACTCTTGGCAGTCGGCGATCGTGACGCTGCGGGCCACGGGGGAGTGGATGTCGAGATGGATGCTGTCGCACGCGGGGCACCGTGCGGGGAAGTTCTGGGTGGTGACCGGCGGCTTGGGGGGGTTCGCGGTCTCACGGTCCTTGTCGGGGTTGGGGTGGGAGGGGATGATCGCGGTGTCCGCGAGCTCGGCCGGGACATGGTCCGGAACCCCGTCCCGGGTCTCGTCCGGGGTCATGCGATCATCCTCCTGGTGGGGGAGTCGGGCCCAAGCACCCGGGTGTATTGGCTATCGTGGAGGCGGGAAGGCGTGGGTGCTTGGGCCCGGACTCGTGACCCGTGATAAGGGGGGAGGGGGAGCCGCCCAGCCGGGTTGGGATGACGACTGGAAGCCTCCGGGTGGGGGCTTGGGTGACCAGGATCGGGATCAGGGTCACGGTGGGGCTGGGCGGGCGTGCGGGATCGGTGGCGCGTGGCGTCCCGCATCTTTCCATCCGCGGGCACGGCGGCGCGATCCCGCTTGCGTGAGGGGGAGTGCCGCCGTCGGGACTCGAACCCGGCCGCCTCTACGGCCTCGTCTCCGCGGCACAGATCATCGAGGCGGGGTCCGACAGCCTTGGCGGCGGGGGGGCCGCCCGCCGGCGGGATGCACTCTCCGATCAGTGGGTACCTACGAGGAGGGAAGCCGGCGGGCGGGTCCCGCGGAGTGATCGCGGGAACACGAACAGGTGACGGTGAGGGTGAGGGGGAGCCCCGGCCGGGGCATCCCATCCCGCGAGCCGTTCGAGGGCCCGGGTGGTGTCCGGCCGGGGGTGTCATGCCCGCAGAGCGCGGTGTGTGGCTGAGTCGAAGGGTTGCGTTCGTGAGAACAGGGCTTCGCTCGGGACGCTCGCGGGCCGTGACCAGGTTGGGGGATGACTCGTGCATCGTGCCACACACCTGCAGCCCCGGCGCGTGTGCCACCGTGTGGTGACACGCCGGTGGTTATCAGCCGGCGAGCGGCTGCACCGGCAGCGGCGACCCACGCCCGCGTTTCAAGGACGTCGCCAATCTGTT